ATCGTACCTCGTGGGGCTGGGAATCTTCATTGGATTGAAGAAAATTGGGACTGGCTAGATTTATTTGATTCCATCATAATTTGGTCTGATAATGATGAGGCCGGAATTAAGATGAGAAAAGAATGTATCTATAGGCTGGGGACATGGCGAACGAAATATATCGAAACTCCTACTCACTACATAGATAAGGATGGCAAGAAGTTTTTGCTTAATGATATCAATGATTGTTTGCAGGCTGGAGGAGCTAGTTATGTAATGGGCTTAATATCAGAAGCAAAAGATGTTCCGGTAAAAAGCGTGATTGATTATTCCGAAATTGAAGAGTTGGATATATCCCAAATGGAAGGGGTAAAAACAGGAATTAAGCCTTTAGATAACGAATTACTGAAAATATTTTATGGTACATTAACAATATTGTCTGGCAGGCCAGGAAGTGGAAAGACAAGTATTATAGATCAAACAATAGCAGAAACCATAGATAGCGGAAGAGCTGTATTTCTCTTTTCAAAAGAAATGCCAGAAAGGATGTCTGCCAACTGGTTTAACACTATCATTGCTGGGCGAAGAAATATGGAGGAACATTCTACTTCAGAAGGCAAGAAATATTATATAGTCCCTTATAAGACAAAAAAGATATTACAGGATTTCTATAATAAAAAATTGTTTATTTATAGGGATGATGAGCCGAACGACGTAGATTCTGTTATGAAATCTGCGGAAGAATGTGTTAGGAAGTTCGGGTGCAAATTGATTGTTTTGGATAATCTTATGATGATCGACCTGAATTGTTCGGAAAGCGATAAAAATACAGAACAAACGAATTTTATTAACCGCCTGATAAAATTTGCAGCGAAATTTAATGTTGCGGTAGTATTGATTGCCCATCCAAGAAAGACACAGGATACTAATTCTGATATCGAAATGTATGATATTTCTGGTTCATCTAATATTATCAATCTTGCTATGCGGTCAATCGGTTTACGTAGAACATCCAAAAAAGAAAAGGAAGATCCAAAAGCAAAATGGGGCAAATATGATGTTGTTTTAACTGTAATCAAAGACAGATTGTTAGGGAAAACCGATTTTCAGCTAGGATTATGGTATGACATAACATCAAGAAGATTTTATACGGATTATGCCGAATATGATAAGAAATTTGCCTGGGATAAGAAGGTTTATGCGGATAGGCTTCCCTATACAGATCGTTTGCATCCAAGTCCTGAAGATATTTTTCCAGATAAATAATGGGGGTGAAATATGAACGAAGACAGATTTGTGATTGATACTATGGTTTGGTCATTCTCGAGGCTGCAAAGTTACCATCAGTGTCCATATGGGTTTTGGTTGAAATACGTTCAGTGTAACGAAGGTGAATCAAATTTTTTTGGACAATATGGAAGCTTTTTACATAGTATTTTAGAAAAATACGAAAAAGGAGAATTATCGCTATTTGAAATTTCAGGGTATTACGAAGAACATTTTAACGAGGCGATAACATGTGCTGCGCCTAGTAATAAATATGTGGATGTTAGACAGTCTTACTATGAGAAAGGGCTTGAGTACCTGGACAATATTGACTTGGCGCTGGACACATATGAGATTTTAGGAGTAGAAAAGGAAGTAAAATTTAAAATTGGTGGATACGAACTAATTGGTTATATCGACCTATTATTAAAAGATAAGAAAACAGGTGAGATTGCTGTACTGGATCATAAAAGTGCAAGTCTCAAGTTCAAGAAAAATGGTGACGTGAGTAAAACAGATGAAGGGCATGTTTTGTCTTTTAAAAGACAGCTTTACCTATATTCAATTGCTGTGATAGAGGAATATGGAAAGAAACCAAAATTCTTAAAATGGAATCTATTTAAGGAAGGAAAATGGCTTACGGTTGAATTTAACGACAATGAATTTGAAGAGGCAAAAAAATGGGCAGCAGCTACAGTAAAAGCCATTGAAAATGAAACAACATGGTTGCCAAATCCTTCAAAATATTTTTGTTGGAATATTTGCGATATGAGAAACTGTGCTTGCGAGTATAAGCCGTAAAATTCCAATCAGAGAGGTGGTGATAAGATATCCAGAATTATCATAAGCATACTTGGTACTCTAATGTTCTAGTAGCCGACTGTGCTGTTTCCTATAAAGATTACATAAAAAGGGCGAAAGACCTAGGACAGAAAGTAATCTCAAGCGTAGAGCATGGATTTCAGTCGAATTATTATGAACCATATGAATTAGTACAAGAAAATAATAATAAGGCAAAGGAAAGATTTGAAAAAGGAGAAATAACAAAAGAAGAATATGAAAAATCACTTTTAAAATTTGTATTTGGAGCAGAGGCATATTGGGTAAAAGATAGAAAGAAAGAATATCCATTTATAGATAAAGAAACAGGAGAATATAAAAAAGATAAGGATGGAAACCTTCTTTTAAAAAAAGATAGAAGCAATTGTCATATTATACTACTTGCGAAAAATGAAGAGGGACGAAGAGACATCAACGAGGCATTATCTGATGCTAATATTGATGGGTATTATGGTCAACCAAGATTGGATCTAGAATTATTTCTTAGAATTAAACCTGAAAATGTATTCGTGACAACCGCCTGCATTGCCTATTGGAAATATGATGATATTGAGGAAATTACCGAAAAATTACATCAACATTTTGGCGAGAATTTTTTTCTGGAGATACAATATCATGATACGCCAGAGCAAAAAAAATTAAACAAAAGAATTATTTCTATAAGTAAAAAATATGGAATCGACATTATTTTTGGATATGACAGCCATTTCATATTAGAAAGTGATTATATAGAACGGAACAATTATGTTTCTACAAGAAGAAAGGGATATACAAAAGAAGAGGATGAAGAGACTGGATGGTATATGGATTATCCTGATGAAGAAACAGTAAGGAAGCGATTAAAAAAGCAGGGTGTTCTTACAGAAAGGGAAATAGATAGATGCATTAAAAATACAGATCTCATTCTTACTTTTGATGAATTATTTTTTGACAAAGAAATAAAATTACCATCCAGTAATCTTTCCATGAGTCAATCTGAAAAAGATGCTGCGTTGACAAATTTGGTTTATGAAAAATGGAATGATATCCAAAATACTATTCCAGAAGAAAAAAGAAAGCTTTACGAAGAAGGAATTAAATATGAGTTAGATGCAATTATAGAAACACATATGGCAGATTACTTTTTGATTGATTATAAATTAGTCAAAAGAGGAATTGAGAAAGGGGGAATAGTAACAAAAACTGGTAGAGGTAGTGGTGTCTCTTATTATGTCAACTCGCTTTTGGGATTTAGCAATATAGATAGGTTTGCCTCGCCTGTTAAGCTTTATCCAGATAGATTTATGTCAAAAACCAGAATTTTACAGACAAGATCGTTACCCGATTAACAAAAAAATCTTTACATATATATTAAACATATTATTGAAGGGGGATGTTAAATAAATAGAAAATGTTTACTATGTTTACGAATGGTTTATAAAACTAACTGGGGAAGTTTTTTATGTTGGGAAAGGGAAAGATAATCGGTACAAAACATTAAAAAGAAATAAATTTTTTATGGATATGTATAATACTCATGAATGTGATGTCCGAATAGTTGAAGATAGTTTATTTGAAAGTGAAGCTTTTAATAAAGAAAAGGAATTGATTGCATATTATAGAAACAATACAAATTATAGGCTTACGAATAGAACTGATGGAGGAGAAGGAATATCAGGATATAAAATGAATGATATTCAGAGAAAAATTATATCCAATAGTTCAAAAAAGCTATGGAAGAATGATGAATTTAGACAAAAGATGATTGATTTGAGAAATGCTCCAGATAGTGTATATCAATCAAAGGAATTCAGAGATAAAATGAGCAAATTGGTAAGCGGATGCAAAAATCCAAATTACAACCACAAATGGAGTCAGGAGCAAAAAGCTCATCTTAGTCAAATGAGAAAAACAAACAAGTTAGCTGTTGGAACAAACAATCCAAGGGCTACAGCTATAATATGCTTAGAGACTGGAGAAGTATTTGATATGATTTCAAACGCGCAAATAAAATATGGAATTAAAAGCGAAAGCAGTTTATCAATAGCTTTGAGAGACAAAAAGCGATTAGCAGCAGACATGCATTGGCGCTATTTCGATTCATCGCTATTGGATGATGATGTCCGATTTTTTGAATTACTAAAAGCATTATACACGTCAGAAAAATGCCCCATTTGTTCTCCACAAACCAAAGAAACATTTAATAATAGAAAAGATTTTTTAACAAAAAAAGAAATTGGAATAAAAAAATTCAAAAAAATTTATTCGCAAATAGGAAAATATGTAATTGATAATAATGAATATTTGTATGTAAAAGATTTTTTAAGTCGCTATACATAGTGATATGTATAGAAAATCCAGAATATCAGGGAAAGTTCTTAGAGCCTTATTTACCAAGCATTAGAGAAATCGAAATGTGGCATTACTAAATATAATGGTATGGTAACAAGAATAAGGATTGGATAATCCTGAGAGATAGCCCTAAATCTTATAGACATGGGAAGCTCGCAACGACTACCAATGGACATCCGAGATAATATCAACGATGATGGTATAGTCTACTCCGACTTTTAAATGATAAAAGTGTTAAAGTATTACGAAAGTAACGGTACAAAAGGTTGGATCTAAACTTAGGTAATCCAGAAGTGTTTGCAGAAGCACAAGATGAGATAATGACAGAGATATATGGGGATGGTGGACATGCCTATCCGATGATTTCCTATAAACCATTGCAAAAATCATCTGCATTTAAGTTATATGCAAAGTCACAAGGACTAGATTTTGATATTGCAAATGAAGTAACCTCTCAAATTAACCTATATGAAAAAGCGTTAAAACAGGCAGATTCAAAAGAAGAAAAAGAAGCTATAGATATTTATAGCTTCGTTGATAAAAAGTATCATGGCTATTTAGATGAAAGCAAAAAATATCAGGGTATTATCAACGCGAAATCACAAGCACCATGCGGTTACTTGATTTATGGCGGAAACATAAAAAGAGAAATAGGGCTTATTCGCTGCGTGTCTGGAAATGATGATGGAAGCGATGTTAATAATAGTGTTATAACAACTGTTATAGACGGAATGGTTGCTGAAAACTATAAGTTTGTTAAAAATGATTTATTAAAAGTTGATATTTGGCTTACGATAAATAAAATCTTTGAACGTATTGGAATCTCGACCTATACAGTTCCGCAAATAACAAAAATAGTAGAAAAAGATAATAAGACATGGGAGGTATATAAAAATGGTTATACGCTTGGAATAAATCAATGTGAATCTGATTTTGGACGGCAATGCTGCATAAAATATAAGCCTCAAAATATGCAGGAATTGACGGCATTGGTAGCAGCTCTTAGACCAGGATTTAAAACACAATTACAGAATTTTTTAGACCGAAAACCATATTCTACTGGCATCCAAGAATTGGATAATATATTAGAAGATAGTTTTCATTATATTATGTATCAAGAAAATGTTATGACATATTTAGGCTGGCTTGGGATAGAGCAAACAGAAACCTATGCTATTATTAAAAAAATAAGTAAAAAGAAATTTAAAGATAAAGAGTTGAGAGAACTTAAAGAAAAGCTGTTGACAGGATGGATAGCGCACACAGGGAAGGAAGAAGGATTTGAAAAAACATGGGATATTGTAGAAGCTTTTTCAAAATATGCGTTTAATGCTTCTCATGCTTATTCCTATGCTTATGATAGTGTGTATGGTGCATATTTAAAAGCAAATTATCCTTATGAATTTTATGCTGTAATGATGCAGCATTTATCAGAAAAGGGGGAAAAAGATAAAGTAACTGCTTATAAACAGGAAATGCAACGTGCTTTTGGGATAAAGAATGGAGATTACAAATTTGGCTTAGATAACAGAGAATTTTCAATCGACAAGGAACATAGATGTATAAACCCGTCTTTGGCATCTATTAAGTCATTTTCACAAAATATGGCAGACACCCTTTACAGGATTGGATTAAAACATTATGAAGATTTTATCGAACTATTAGAAGAGCTGATAAATAATGGAATTGGAGAAAATAGAATAAGAGATCTTATTTCTATGAATTACTTTAGTGATTTTGGAAGCATGTCATTTTTAACAGAAAAAGTGAGCGAGGAAGGCATGACTTTCGACGACGTGCTGCTCGTTCCGGCATATTCGGAGGTGACTCCAAACATGGTTGACGTGAAAACCCGTTTCTCACGCAACATCACTCTCAACATCCCCATCGTGTCGGCGGCAA